TTGACGATTTCCGGGTATGCGCGGGCGTTGAATTGGATGGCGGCCTCGGTGAGCAGCGGAAATTTGACGTTCGCCGCGTTCTCCCAGGGGAAGTTCTTTTCCTCCACGACTTGCTTGGCCAGGTCGATGGCCTTCTGGCTGCGCTCCCGCCATTCGGTCAGGCTGTTCCAATCGCTGTCGTAGTCCTCACAACAGCGGGTGGCGATCTCCGAAAGTTGATCTTCCGTCAGTCGGTCGCACAGGTTGGCGGCGTCAGCTATTTCAAGCAGATATTTGATGGACATTCGTTGGCCTTTGGGTAACAAAAAAGCCCCACCAAAGGGCAGGGCTTGTGTTTCTGTGCTTTTTCCGTGAGTCCTACTCTAAAAGTTCTTTGGCCCAAATTAAAGCGTTTGGTGCTGGAACAACCGAGTGTAGGTCTTTGTTTGAACTAAAAACAGCGCCAGGTATGCCCCAATCCCACAGATAGCTTGAAGCTGCCCTTTCATACCCGCTTTTTTGGTTTGTTAAATACCTGTAAAGTTCTGCGCCTGTCGGGTTTTCCACGCCAAAAATCTCTTTGGCGATCAGCTTGCCCTCGAAGCCCAAGGTATCTAAATATGCCCTGAGTTCTGTCGGGGTTTTGGCGAGTTTGATGACTTCATGTGCCACACTGCGGCCAGCACCTCCGAGGAGCCTTCCTTGCCGCTGACCCCAAGCAATCGCGTTTTGGAAAAAATCATCCTCGCGCCCCGCGAGCATTCTTTTCAACTGGTCTTGGACGTAGGGTGTTTGTTGGTCTAGTCTGGCACCGAAATCAAGAAGCGAGTCAACATTCGCATCACTCACCTCTAGACGATCTATTTTTTTGCCGAACTTCCTAGCGTTTCGTTCATCTGTCGCCCAATATGCCCCCCATCCCTCGGTGTGGCCCCTTTTTCTCCCAACAAGATCAAGGTCGAACTTCCCCCCCCTAAGCCCGCCTTCGCTTCCGTGATAAAGCACTAGAGGGCTATCGGCAGAGACAGAAAGTCCGCTCAAAATTGGTGGTATGGCGTATTTTTCCATACCTTCAATATTACCAGAACTTGCCCCCGCGATCAACGCAGGCCCGCCGTCGCCCATCCGCACAATATAGTCCTCTAGCGGGATCGGGTTCGGGTCGTAGGTCGGACCAAAGGTTCCGTCAGGGCGCACTCCGTATCCCGATAGCGGCTGAATACGGCGGCGCTGGTCGGCGGTNAGGTTCATGCGGGCGNCGGTGTCGCGGGCTTCGATCTCTCCGGCTAGNCGGCGGTAAAGGTCATGGTCGGACTGNGGCCCCTTACCGCTACCCATTAGCCGGGAAAGTGCGGCCTGCGATTCTTCGCCGCTTTTTATGGCCGCCTTGGTGCCGATCTTCATCAGCCTTTGGATGTGTTCAGGAGTTACCTCAATGCCAAGGTCGTTGAGTTCTCTGGCCGCACGGTCTACGTTACCGCTGAAGTTCTGCTCTGCTTCTCTGGCCAGCGCCGAGACGGTTGTATCAAAGTCCATCTTGTTGGCGAGTTGCGCTCGAAGTTTCGCCATCTGTTCCGGACTTCCTCCCCGCGCCATGCCGCCGCGCTCTTGTAAGGCGTGTTGCAGTTCGTGGAGAAGAACCTTGTCGGCGTCGTCAAAAGTTCTCCCGGAGGCTGTTATTGTCCCACCTCCACCGTAAAAATTCCCGCCCGGTTCATACTTTCCTGATATTTCTGCATTGTCATAAACACCTAAATCAACGGCGACCTCTCGCATTGACGGGTGTGCTCTGTATATCTGCGGATGGTCCAGTATTTTATCCAGACTCTTCGCGCTACTTTCTTCAACCAAATACCGCCGCACGCTATCATCCACCTCCAACCTCGGTACACGGTCATGCAAGGCGCTGAACTGCCCCTGCTGTGCGTCGGGCGGGCCGTTGTACGCCACGAAAGACCCGCGCTGCTCGGCCAAACGGCTGTTGCGGGCAGCACGTAGCGGGCCTCCGGCCCTGGCAATATCGTCCATGGCCCCGCGCACTCCGTAGCCGGTCGCCACGGAAGCGGCAATCGGTGCGATCACGCTCAATACCGGCACATCTTCAACCCAGGGCATAACCCGGTCGGCGGCAAATGAGCCGATAGCATCCAGCGGGATGGACCCGGCTGCGGCCCGAAATCCCACCTTCGGTAACGCGGCCAAGCCTCCGGCCAGCCAATCGGTAGGGTCGATCATCGGGTTGCGCTCAACGTACCCATCAGACGGACGCACGGAAGCGGGTAGGGGAGCCATGGGTACAAAGCGCCGGGATGCCCCAGATGTCCAGGTTCCCGATGCGCCCCTGCTGACCGGCGTGGTGCGTTTCGTTTTCGGTAGAAAGTCGAGCAGTCCCATCAGTAGCCACCTATGCTGTTGCGTCCGGCGTGGTCCATCTCGTCCCAATCGTCATCCCACACGCCTTCGGTGTCGTTGGTCATGAGATCCGCGTTGCAGCCGATATACCGAAAGTTATCTGCGCCATGGCTTGCGTCATCGTGTACCGGGTCGGTCACCGCTCCGGTGCTTTGGTTAACGTGCCGCCGATAGCGTTTCAAACTCTCGATAAGAGGAGCCGCCTTCACCTTGTCGAAATAGGTCTGCGGGAAAATCAGCCGGGCGTTTCGGATGCCTTCTTCGACCGACAGAGCCTTGCTGCGGATCATGTCTCGCGGCACCACGTTCCAGCCCANNGAGCGCATAATCTGCTCACTGCTGCGCGGTGCGTTGATGGTGGTGGTAAAGCCGTCATGCGGCANAAACACTTTGCCCCANTTGTACGGNCGNCTCTTGAGATCTTCCGACAGNGTGTTGAGGTTGTAGTGGCTGCCGTCGATGCAGTCGATGACCATGATGGCGCTCATGTGCTTCTGCACCATGCTGACAAAGAGAGAATCCCCTTTGCCCAAGTCGAACACGACATGCACCTTGAGCAGCGGGTTGTAGGGCAGGGGACAGATGCGGCCCTCGGCTTCGGCCTGCTGAATCTCCCGGTAGTAGATGGCCCCTTCCACGGCAGGGCGGCACATGCCCTCCCAGATGTTGTCGTAATCGTCCGGCTGCTTGCGCTTGCACTCCAGCCGCTCCTTGTTCAGCACGTCATTGAACCACGGATTGTCCCGCCAGTTCATGATGACGTTGATGCAGTCGGGCGGCGGGTTCATGGTGAACCGCTGGTGCGTCTCGTCCGTCTCAAGTTCCGGGTTGTAGCTGATCCAGATCTCGGAGCCGTCCTTACGGATGGTGGGTAGCAGAATGTCCCAGGACTTCTTGCTGATCGTCTGCCCTTCCTCTACCCAACAATAATCGACGCCTTCAAAGGACTTGATGGTGTGCGCCGTGTGGCTGCTGAGGCCGGTAAAGACAAATTCGGTGCCGTTGCTGCCACGGATTTCCGTTTCCAGAACGGAATAGAACCCGCCCAGGCCCAGATGGTCGATCTGATCCTTGAGCAGCTTGTGTACGGAGTCCTTGATGGACTTCTGNACNTCGCGAGCGCACAGCACACGGATGCGGCTCGATGCGCCCAGGGTCAACAGGGCCCGGGCAAAGGTCCAACTCTTCCCCGAACCTCGACCGCCCCTGGCTACCTTGTAACGCTGCTTCTCCGTCAGGAGGAACAGGAGCTTTTCGGGGATCTCAATCTGTATCTTCATGTACCGGCCTCACAGGGAGCACGGCAATCTGAACGGGTGTGCCGCCCGGCCCGCTGATCTCGGTTTCGGTCTTGTCGCGCAAGCCCAAATCACGGGCAATGATGTTGGCGTTCAGCAGGTCTGCAGCAGCGCCGGCAAACTTCTGCGAGTAGATAACAGCCTCCGCTTGCGTACAGACTTCAACAAAGCCTTTTCTTTTCCGGTACTGGCTCCACGCTTCAAAGCTGATATCCAGGAACAGACACAGACCCGTGATGGTCATGGCCCGCATCTTGGCCACTGTCGCGATGGTCACTTCGCCTTGATATGCAAACGGCCTGGCCTCCCAGAGGGGGTTGTCCTCTACCCACTGGAAATACTCTTGGCAGGCTTCCCATAAAGCGTCAGGCGACGGAAATGTGGGCTTCCGTCCGTGGCTGCTCCGAGCCTTCCAGAACTGGTTTCCCTTGGGGGCTGCCATTACGTCCACCTCTTGAGTCTGGCCCGGATGTGGCAGCGTTCGCAGCCCATCAGCCAGTGAATGAGTTTTAACATGGTGTCTCTTCCTTGCTGTCCATCGACCATACGCTCCCACACTCCGGGCATTGTGTCACTTCGTCCGGTCCGGTGCCGTAGGTGTAAAGCTGCCCTTGACACCTGGCCGGGCGGGGAAACGTGCCGGGG